CTCTTCGACATGGCTGACGACAACTTCCTGTCTCACTGGATGGACGGGAAGAACGTCAACCTAAGCGAGATGGACTCGCTCGCGCCTGGGCCCGACTTGAGCTACGGCCCTGCGTTTCCTCCGGGATACAACCCGGCGCTCACCAGCTCGAACGTGACGCAGAGCGTGATCGGCGTTCCGCGCCAGACGCCTTTCGGAGTGATCTTCACCGTCCTCCTCGATCCGCGGCTGGTGGTCAAGGTTCCTCCGCTTCTCGTGCATCTCGACAGAACGGTGATAAGCCAGAGCAAGGTGCAGTACGGCTCGATCCAGACTCCGCTGGACCCAACCCTGACCTTCGTTGCCGCTCAGGTTCACCACTACGGAGACAGCCGGGGAAACGATTGGAGCACGGAAGTCACGGGATACAGCCGGACGTACGCCCAAGGCCTGTTAACTGGAATGTTCATGGCGAACGCCGCAGGTGCCACGCGATGAACAGCGCTCCACAGCCGTTGACACCCGCTCAGATAAATTACGCCGAGTCTGCCCAATGGAAGGAGATCCTCCGGCAAGCTCTAGCCGATCTTCGCGTGGCCGTGCCAGGGATCGTTCAAGCATTCGACGCCGCGAAGCAGACGGCGGCCGTTCAAATCGCCATCCGAGAACAGGTGAGAACGCTGACGGGGCCTCAAAGCATGGCCATCGCCGTGATTCATGAGGTTCCGGTCGTGCTGCCCCGCGCAGGAGGATTCTCACTGACCTTGCCAGTGCAAGCCGGGAACGAATGTCTTCTGGTGTTCTCTGACATGTGCATCGACCTGTGGTGGGCAAGGGGCGGCGTGCAGGATCAACTCGAGCGGCGCCGCCATGATCTCGCCGACTGCTTCTGCGTCTTAGGTCCGTGGAGCCAGCCGTGGGTCCTGTCAAACTACTCGGCAAGCTCCGCACAGCTTCGCAGCGATGATGACTCCGTTATAGTGGACTTGGCGGCGAGCGGCATCACGCTGACGGCTCCGAAGGTTCAGATCAACGCCACGGGCGAGGTCGATGTGGCTCCTACCGGCAAGCTGAATCTTTCCGGCTCCAAGATTTCGGTGGGTTCATTGCCGGTGTACGCGAGTAACTTGTTGGCTTTGGCTGGCGGTTTGACTGCTGGGGATCTTTTCAGGAATGGAGCTGATCCGGACCATATCTGCGTGGTTCACTAGTTTTTCATGCATTGACGGATCGGGTGTATCATCATGGTGGAGATGGCGATGCTGGCAGGTTTCCTGATTGTGGTCTTCGCTCTCGGAATCGTGGTCGGAAGGTGGTCCAAGGACTGACATGGCGTTCATTCAATATCTTCGCCTAGATACGTCGAACGACCCGATCCTGATCCCCGACGTGTCCTTGACCGACATCAACGCCGTGGCCCAGGCGATCCTCACGCGCCTGAAGCTGTTTCAAGCAGAGTGGTGGGAAGACCTGAACGAGGGCACGCCGATGTTCCAATCCATCCTGGGAGCCTCTGGATCGCCGAAGAACCAGCAAGCCATGACGCTTGCCCTCATCGAGCGGATCTCGGGAACGCCGTACGTTTCAGGGCTTCAAGACATCTCGTCACGATTTGATAGCAGAACCAGGAAGTTCTCGTTCTCCGCTACCGCGCAAACCGCTTTCGGGCCGGTTCCAGTAAGCTTCACTCCCGGAGTGGGAGCGGGTTTAGGGGTTTAAGATGGAGATTGGTTCAATACATTCCGTAGAAACACGAGCTTCAATGTCAGTTTCAGCAAAGCGCCGATGGCAAAATTCAGAGGAACGAGAGAAGCAGGCATCCCGGTTGCTCGGAGTGAAACCTGGAGGTGCAAGTGCGCGCGGTTACAAATTGAGCGAAACCCATCGTATGCATTTAACTGATGCGCTACGATCACCAGAAGTCCGAGCCAAGCTTTCATCAAAGAACTTAGGCAACAAGAGCAGGTTGGGACAGGTTCGCACTGTGCAAGAGCGCGCAAAGCAGTCCGATTCTTTGCGAAGATTTTATCAAAACAGGAGATTGGCTTTACCTACGAAACAGGAGGCTCAGCGTGTCCTATTCTCCGCCTAGCATCGGACCGAGCGGCCTATCAATTCCTGATTATGCCTCCATTTTGGACGACAATCTTCAGGGGTTCCTCAACATCTTCGGCCAGAATCAGTACACGGGCAAGGATTCGGCCATCTATCAACTCCTGTCGATCATCAGCCTCAAGCAGAGCGACACTTGTGAGGGACTTCAGCTCGCCTACAACCAGCGCTCGCCGCTCACCGCGGTCGGTGCCGGCTTGGATGGCATCGTAAAGTTGAACGGGATCGCGCGCGCCGCCTACACGTACTCGACGGCGCTTGAGACCATCACCGGCACGCTGGGAACGGTCATCGCTAACGGCTTCGTCCAGGACGTGAACGGCAACCAGTGGGCGCTACCCGGACTCGTGACCATACCGGGAGGCGGAAGCATCGCCGTAACCGTGACCTGCACCACTCCTGGAAATGTGGTCGCCGAGCCCGCAGAAATCTCAATCATTGCGACGCCTGTGGGCGGCTGGCTTACCGCAACGAATGCGGCCGCATCCACGCCCGGACTTCCCGTGGAGAGCGATTCGAAGCTGCGCGCACGCCAAGCTATCTCGGTGGCGCTTCCCTCGAGAACGATGTTGGCCGGAACCATCGCGGAGATCGCCGCTGTTCCCGGCGTAACGCGATGGAATCCAGGAACTGCAACTCCAGGAGGTCCCGGAAGTTCGGTGGAGAATCCGACCGGAAGCACAGACAGTTGGGGTAATCCCGCACATTCGATAACGATGGTCGTTGAGGGTGGAACGAACCTGGCCGTCGCCACCGCGATCTATGACAACCGGGGAATCGGCTGCCTGACGAACGGGAAGGTGAGCGGGTCATCGACGGCACAGACAGTGACGGTGAACGTGACGGATCCCAACACGGGCTACGTGATGGCGATCAGTTTCCTCACTCCGCTTTACGTGCCCATCTACGTGTCCCTTTCGGTTCACAAGCTGGCAGGGGCGACCAGCGCGACCCTGGCCGCGATCGTAACGGCGGTCGTGAATTATCTGAACAGCCTCCAGATCGGGGAGAGCGTGACGCTTTCGGCGCTGTACGCTGCGGCGATGGCCGTCACGCCGAATCTCTCCCAGCCGCTGTTCGCAATAGAGGCTTTGACGTTGGATACTTCGCCAACCCCAACGGGGACCACGGACATCGCCATCGCATTCCAGGAAGTCGCACAGGGAATAGACGATGGAGTTCACGTGATCGTGACGAGCGTGTAAATGCCTGCTTTGCCATATCCGCAGACTTACGGGATCGGGGGCTACGGCTCTGGCCTTTATGGGAACCAGCCCATCGAGACGTTGCCCATTGGTTATTACCTGAGCCTGCTGACGTCGGAATACGCTCTGCCGAACTCTCCGAAGTGGAACGCCTTTCTTTACTTGCTTTTGAAAAAGTTCGACGACGTGTCACAATGCCTCGTGCAGATGGACACGGCGTTCGACATCGACTTCGCGGTGGGAGTGCAGCTCGACGCCGTGGGAGTGATCGTGGGCCAGAGCCGCACCGTGGGATTCCAGCCGAGCGGCGGAGTGAGTCCGGTTCTCGATGACGCAACTTATCGAATCCTGCTCAAAGCAAGAGTAGCTCAGAACCAGTGGGACGGAACCATCGGCGGGATGCAGGCAATCTGGCAGAGCCTTTTCCCTTCGGGCCGCATCATCATCGCCGACCAGCAGAACATGACGGCGGACATCCTGGTGACCGGATCGTTCACGTCGATCATCGAGGACTTGATTGTGAACGGATACATCGTGCCCAGGCCCGAGGCGGTTTTGTATAACTTCATCTTCCCACACTTCCCGATGTTCGGCGCCGATCTGGACAATGCTTTCATTGCCGGGGCCGATCTCGGATATACGACGTAAGGAGCAGACATGGGCAGCTCGAACTTCTTGCAACACAATCCGACGCAGACCAACCAGGAATCTGACAGCTCATATACTGCGGAGTCTCTTCGATCTGGAGGAATCCCAGTAGACGCGATCCTTCCTTCGCCCTGGCTGAACAAAATCTGGTATCAATGCACGACCGCTGTCGCCGCATTGATGCAGATGATGGCCTCAAAGGGTTATGTTTTGTCGGACGCGAACCTGAACGTGCTGAGCGGAGTGCTTGCCAACATTTTGACCTGGGCGGA